TATTCGATTGCAGGCATTACAGAGATGACCAGATCTTTCCGGGATATTGCGAGTATATTACCACATTGGACGAGCTTAAAGAAGAAAGAAAGTATTATACAGAGGAGGCACATGATTGATGGACGCCCTGAAATTCTTAAAAACTGCCAAGCGCATGTGCGACAAACGCGGCCAATGCACCTGCTGCCCAATACACGATTTTTGTAATAATGACTTTTACGAATGTTCCGATGCTTTGCTCCTTGACACAATAAAGGCTGTTGAACAATACAATAAGGACCATCCCGTCAAAGAGACCCGTAAAGACCGTCTGTTGCGGTGCTTTCCAAATACGCCAATTAACGCCAATGGTGATCCGGATCTTTGCCCAGAAAATTACTGTGAAGATAATTATTACGATAACGGATTGTACCCTTGTGATATTTACAACGAAGATTGCGCCACCTGCAAACACGAATACTGGGCGGAAGAGCCACATGGGCCAGCATACTGGGATAAGTATTGGGAGGAAGACTATGGACGCTAAACAATACATAGATACTCTGCGTCGCATATGCTCTATAGATTGCTTCTGCGACAACTGCGATTTCAAGAAAAATGGAGCCTGCCCACTTGATAAAACGTTTCTTTTATCGACGTCATCGGAAAACATCGCCTCCTCTGTTGAGCAATGGGCCAAAGATCATCCTATTCAACACAGGAAAACACGTAACGATGTTGTGCTTGCAAAATTCCCAAATGTCAAACTCGACAAAGATGGCATTATCGACACATGCCCAAGTTTTCCATTATACAGTTCTGGTACAGAACGTTGTGAGCAGTATAAAAGAAACTGCGACGTCTGCCGCAGAGATTATTGGTTAGAGGAGGTAGGTCCTAATGGACGCAGTTGAATACATAAAGGAAGCAAAGCGCATTTGTAAAAGCCGAAGTGTTTGTAAAAGTGTTTCTAGTAAATGCCCATTGCTAGACGAAAATGGACACTGCACCGCAACCGCAGATATATGCGATGCGGACATAATCGAAAAAACAGAAAAAGCTGTACGGATTGTCGAGCAATGGGCAAAAGACAATCCACTCAAGACCCGCCAGCGCGAGTTTTTGAAGATGTTTCCTAATGCCGACTTTTGTCAAAATGTTATAGATATATCGCCATGCAGCATCGAAAAAGAAATGAAAAAATGCTGCGGCGATAGGGAGTGTGACGAATGCAAAAGGACTTACTGGCTCACGGAGGTGACCGACAATGGTAACGATTGATATCAAACTAAAGCCTTGTCCGTTCTGTGGTGCCTTCCTAGAAAACGAAGCGCCCAGCACTATCTGGTGTCATCCGCAAAACAGTTGTTTGCTGAGCCTCCGTGGCATTGTTGGAGCTGACCAAATCGCTCAGTGGAATACGCGCTACGATGCAAAGGGAAAGAAGGTGCTTGACGATGACTAAAATAACAACACTGCATCCCGGCGAACACTTTATGTTCAAAAATTTTGAGTGGGTCTGCCTTGACCCGAACCACCCTGACGGTGGCCTGTTAGCAATTATGGCTGAACCTTGGGCAAGAGATGTAAAGTTCTGCCCAAGTGATAAATTTACAGACGAAAGGGGCAACTGGAATAACTACCGCACAAGTAATGTGCGTGGGATTCTATCTGATATGGCGAACGCCGTTTTTGAGAAAAAAAGTCTGTTGTCGCATACCGTTGACCTTGTTGCCGACAACGGAGATAGGGCTTATGGCACTGTACATGACGATGTTTTCATCCTGACTTGTGACGAATACCGAAAGTATCGGGATTACATCCCGCACTACGACAGTTGGATTTGGACTGCCACGCCTTGGTACTGCGGCGATAAGGATTCTGACGCAGACTGTGCGAACGTCGTCCGCACTGTGAACGCGAATGGTCAGTTGGGCAACGACGATGCACGCTACGTCAATGATGTTACTCCGGCTTGTATTCTCAATCCTAAATCGCTCAATCTGCGCCAAAGTATGGCGATTGTGGAGGAGGTATCAGAATGACAAAAAAGTTATTTGCGCTGGCTATTGCTTTTGTCTTGATGGTTCTGCTATGCGCTTGCAAAGAAAATCCGGTGGTTGAAGAGAAAACCGTATCGGCAAAGCAGGAAATCTTGTACGCCTATATAACAACACAAATGGAAACGAATGGATACGGGGGTGTTATCGGACACACAAATTATCTTTGCTACGGCGTATTAAACGGAAATAGCATTGAAGACAAAGAAGACATAATAGACTTCGTTACAATACGAAAATCAGAAGAAAACCATAGCTATATTGAATATTACTATGACCGCAAGATTTATGAAGATGGCACACACTATGACATATATGCCGGAGCGGCCTTGTACTTAACAGATGATATGCTGAAAAATCTGAGGACGATCAACTAGAGGATGTAGCAGAATGAGGATTGGAATGGAAATTAAATGCTGCCCGCTCTGCGGCGGACGCATTGTTGTAAGCAATCTGTATCAGTATTCGCTGGATTATACAATGCGCAAGGATGGCAAAATTGGCAAACGGTATAAGCGCGGCGATGATGGTGCCGTAGACGTGAGCCTTGCTTCTTGCGAAAATTATAAAACCTGTGATGCACGATGGGAAGAAGAAGAATTTTCCGTTGAACCTGACGGAACTTTTTACGACTATAAGTACAGCGAGGATGAATAAATGGCAATCAATAAAAATACCCGCGTTGCGGTGTACAATAAATTTGACGGTCATTGCGCTTACTGTGGTCGCCACATTGCCTACAATGATATGCAGGTAGACCACTTCAAGCCGCAGAGGGCGTGGAACCCAGAGGATTCCGGCACGGACGACATTGAAAACCTTATGCCGTCCTGCCGTATGTGCAACCATTACAAACGCGCCCACGACCTTGAAACATTCAGACGATACATTGCGGAGATTCCGCGAAAACTGCAAGAGAACTACATGTACAAGGTCGGCATCGCTTACGGCAATGTGCTGGAAAATCCGAAAGCAATCAAATTCTATTTTGAGAAAGTGAGAGATAACCATGCGGCTGATTGATGCAGATGAATTGAAGAAGAAATCGTCAAAAATGATGTTTGAGAAAGCGACAGGGTTTGGATCTTTTGATGCCGTTGGTGTTTTAGATATTGATGCTGCGCCAACCATCGACCCGGAAAGTCTGAGACCTACGGCAGAATGGATTGAAGCACCGGATGAAGGTGCAGACGGAAGCTGGGAAGCTTGCTCTTGCTGTGCATGGGAATCCAGATGGGCAGCATCACAGTACAAATATTGCCCCCACTGTGGCAAAAGGATGGTGAACGCAGATGACTAAAATCGTTGCATTTTTTGAAATTTTTATTTTGCTGACCTGTGCGGTATATTTAGTTTTTCGCGTAGCAAAGGCCATAACACAGAAGAAACCGCAAGAGCCTGAAAAAGAGACGCTATGCGATACTTGTGAGAACCTTGTACGCAAGGGCGGAGATATAGAGTCTGGAAAATACAAATGTGCATATTTGAACGGAAGTTTTAATATATCGCCTGAATATTGCCGGGATCACAAGCCGCGAAATGAAAACAAAGAACTCCCAGAGGTGAAGCCATGAATACGAATCGCGTAACATATCGAGACAGTGTAGCAG